CTCTGTCTCTGCTTTGATGACAGTCCTTTGGAGTCTATGGCGAAATCACCAACACCCTGCTCGGTGTAATTCCGTGCAGATGGTCGCTGTTCATTTACAGACACTTTTGTATCTTGAGAATTAATCCTTTTGGATATTGCTTTCAATTTCATAATCGGCAAATCTCCGAAGGTTTCTTTATCCTCATCAGACATTGTGGAAAGTATTGCCTCCCTCTCTGTCTTTTTCCATTCAGCAAGTTCATTAGAATCAGCCTGTAATGTTTCAATCTTGGCATCTTTATCAGCAAGGATGGTTTTGTACTCACCCTCTGCCTCTAATTTATTTTGTGCCTCGACATCTTTGGCTTTTTCAAATTCCAGAACCTTCGTCTCAAACTCTTTCCGTTTGGCGATTTCTTCGTTCAATCTTGCTCTTGGAATACTCTCATTTGATGCGACTTTTGTGTCTTGTGCAGTTTCGTTTACACCCTCTGCGGTGGTGGAGTCCTGTTTTACATCTGGAGAAGATGATTCATTTACTGACATTTTTTACCTCTTTTGTTGAGTTGATAAACCCTTTATAATAAGGGTCTATTGTTATATCAAATTACCTACTTATGGGTAGGGTAATTATCTGGGGACTCTTGTGTCACCCTTATAGGATGCAGGTTCTAATACACATTTGCAATGTCTCCCACACACACTAAATCCACTCTTGGGATTGCCTATGGCATCGAAGTAATCCTTTGTCCCAACCTCTCCTGCTCTACCATCACAATCGGGGCAGGGTTTCCCAGACACCGTGACCCACATAAATGTATTAATCCCTGCCTCTGTAAATTCTTTGGATGCTGATATATTTGCGACATTATGGATAGCATCCTTTGTAATATTCTTAATCCCGTTCTTGAATGACCCAAACAATACCCCACTCGATTGCAAGTCCCCAAATAATGTTGCAGTAACAACCGACTCCTCTGCACCAGATAGGGTCATCCGAATAATAAATGCCTCAATATCAATGGCAATCTTTTCAGCAACCGCAGAAAGTTCCGCCTCAATAATTAATGATTCATCCCCATAGGTCGGCATTATCTCTTGAACCTATATATCAACCTAATCCACTCCTCGACTGCCTTGTCCACTCTCTTAATTGCCCTCTCTCCCACACCGAACCACTCCCGTTTCACCTGTGGTTTAATGCCCTTATTGTGGATGTGACCATAAGTCTTATGTTTCTTGGTCTTGGTGTCTCTCTGGTTCATACCGATTTCGGCTCTAAAATTGCCCTTCGTTGCTTTCTCTTTTACATATACCTCTTTCATCTTGCCCGAATCTATAAGTGGGGCAGAGTGACCCTTTTTCTTTACAGTTGCAGGAGATATGGATTTAAATGCTTTCCCGTGTATATCCTGCGATAGTCTTGTGATGCCCTCTTTTATATCTATGACAATCATTTCTGCAACACGGTTGACCATTGTGTGAACCTTCGACACATTAGTCAAATCAAATTCTTTTCTTGTTTGTTTAATCTTTATCACTTTTGCCGATGATTTCCTTTGCGTGATTCCTACCCACATCAATCGCCTCTAATATCTGGGGACTGTGAGCATCGTAAAATGCTTTGGCGATAGCCTTTAAATAACTGCGAGGTTCTTCAAGCATCTTTTCTAAATCAATCCTCTTGAGTATTAATTCGCTATTCTTATCAACACCCTCCTTGAGTGAATCAAGGCTGTCCATGTATTTGTGGATAAGGTTATGCACCGAGTTTAAATAGACTGCTTGGGGTATCTGATTTCTGTTTGATATTGCTCACCGTTTTCTTGCGTTCTGCCAGATGGCTTTCAGCATCTTGCCTATCCCAATCGGGATTTCTACGCACCAGAATGTCAACCTCGTCAATAAGTCCGTGAGATAAATCCCAATCGTCTTTTGCTCTTTGTTCCTCATCTGATAACACCTCTATTGATTCCGAAAAGTCAACGAGTTCCAACTGTCCTACATCTGTCCCCGTGTGCTTTTGAATTATAATTTTCTCAAGTTCAAACAGTTCATACTCCACATCTCGCCACCGTTCCAAAGATGATTTCCTTTTGTCATTTAATTCTTGGTTTCTAATGCGGAGGCTCACCCCAGAGGATGCCTGTTCACTACCATCCACAAAGGATGTAGAGAGGTGGTAATTTTGAGCCAACATCTTGTATGAGGTGCGGATACACTCATCTATTGACCTTGTGGTGTCTGGTGGTGTGACCACTCCCATTGTTGAATCGAGTTGCATCTTGGTAATCTTATCTGGTGCAATCTCCAAATACTTATTATCTATCTCTCCCGTCACATATATATACCCGAATGATTGGAATCGGATGTTCGCCTGTCTGTCACTCGCCATCATATTAATATTGAGGTTCTGGCTGATTAAATCTGGACAGGCATCGGTGTCCATATAGTATGTCTCTGGTTTTCCGTCACGGAAAATTTCCACGAATGGGAGGGTCTGGTATGGGTTTAAATTGTCTGGGTTCTCTGGGTTGTATATCTTTTTACTGTTGGCATTCTTGTCATAGATAAAATGCTCATCAGCAGACCAATATGACCACAGTTCTGGTGTGCTATCCTTAACAGATGAACGGGTTGCCAAAGGGTATTCGATTGATATGGGTGTCATAGGGTCATCGCCAAAGGTAGGCTCAAAATCTGTGATAATATCGTACTCCATTCCACCATTTCTAAAACAAGGCTTGATGAGTATCAATTCAAGGAGGTTGGTATATACCTCTGCTTTCTGCATACGGAACGATTTACCTTTTGTTAAATCATAATACGCATCATTGCCCACCTCACGGATAGGGGCAACCATATAGCAAAGACTTACCCTGTCAATGATTCGCTTGGTGATATTGATATTGGATGGCTCTATCTTCTTCAAGGTATCACCAGAATAAAAGGGAATGATGTACTCCTTTGTCCTGCCCTTGTAAAAGTTTAAGGCATCAAGTCTGGCTCGTAACCATTCATCTTTATCCTTTTGCTGTCCATCAAATCTTGATTGTAATACCATCTGTTTTCCGTAACTCATCTGTTCATTGCCCTTATGTTTGGATTATGTAGTGGGAACACCTTGCAAAGCGAATAGCCTAAAGCATCGCTGATATGGGTCAGGTCTTTATTAATCCCCGTCTTTTGAATTTCTCTTGTCCCCTCTTTATTAATCACTTGCTCTAAATCCCGAATCATTACTTTACAGGATGGGTCAATGATTAGACTCTCCATTGCTTTATTCACACAATTAACCCTGTCAACCACCATTGGATTCCGTCTGTCCATTATCAGCCTCATACCACAGTCCTTCATAATGGTGGCATCAGTCCGCCTTGCCGATGTTCTGCGTTGCAGACTTGCCGAGTCTGGGTACATCATATACTCTTGGTTTGGGTATCGTATCTTAATCTCGTTACACATCCTCTCGGTCATCAATTCGTTCCCTCCACCATGTCGTATGACAACCTCGTCAAAGACTCGAACTTTGGGATGGGTGTCATACTTCTGCCATAGAACCGAACACATTGGGTTGACATTTTGGTCGTTACCGATGCGAATTGGTAGAGAGGGGTTATATTTGTTTTCTTTGACATTGTTTATCCTATTAAAGCAGTAATATGTTTGTTGACTCCCAAAGATGTGACAGAACTCCCCATCTAAATAAGCCTTCTGGAGTTGCTCATCATAATTGTCCCTTAAACTTTCAATGAACTCTTTAGGCAGGGAACGGTTATCGACTGTCCTGCCCTGTGTTAATTCATACCCCTTTTTGGGGTTGTCCTTCCAATTCTCATACACCCATCCAAAGCCTTCGGGTGTCGTGGTAATAAATGCCTGTAAACTATTCCCATCCCTCAATCGTGACAGTAACATCAGCCAAGCATCAGAGTTCTTTAATAAATCAGCCTCATCAATTCCGCCTTTTAAATGCCATCCCTCCAGATTTTCATCCAGAGAGATGGTCAACCAGAGGCAAGGTTTAACCCTGCCCATCTCCTGTAATTTTCGGCTGACCTCAATATCATATCAGCATAACCGTTGCCCCATCTTACTGTGTACCGTAAATCGGATGCAGAATAAGAGTAATCCCATCCTGCTTCCTTTAGCAACCTTTCCAATGTGGGTTGCAATACATCCTTAATCATTGGGTAAGTCGGCTCTGCCAATAGAATCGTCTTACTTGGATTGAGTCCTGCTTGTCTCATCGCCATCAATACGAGGGCGGTGGTTTTTCCTGCACCATACCCACATACAAGAGCAGGGTATTTGGCTTTACTCCTTACAAATAGATTCTGGTGTTTATATACCTTAAATTTCTTCGAGTTCAAAGCCTATGGGTAACTCTGTGACCGTTGTCTCTAATTTCTGGGCAGGTTTCCCTTCCGTTCTATCACATAGTTCCCTAATGGCTGAAACATCACCCTTGATGGCTTTTGTTATAAGTGCCACACCAACCGCCATTCTAAAGGTTTTCTCCTCTCCTATCGCACATTTAAGCCTTTTACATTCACCATCTGGGAAGGTCATCATGATATCCAATACACTTGAGTCTAATAATTCATTCAATATATCTGCCCACGCAGAGCCTTTGGGTGGTCTGCCCTTACCCTTGCTAATGGTATTGCCTTTAGTGAAATGCCCTTTATTATCTCTACCGTTTGACATCGGATTTAAACGGGATATTTAAGCATCAGCCAGAGCATCCCATTTGCCCTGACTTTTGCCTTCTTTGTAAATATTAGGAGAAGATTTCCGCAACATTTGGTTACGATTATCATGGTCGTGATTTATTCCATCTCCCCCTATTAATTTTGCGGTCTTTCCTGTATAATCTTCCCACCTCTTAATAATCACATCACAGTAATGTGGGTCAATTTCCATTCCATAGCATTTGCGATTAGTCTTTTCACAGGCTATTAGTGTAGAGCCTGAACCAAGAAATAAATCAACTACCTTATTGCCTTTATATTTTTCAAAGAACCATATTACTAAATCTATTGGTTTTTGTGTAGGGTGAACTCTCTGCTTTGTATCTTCACCCCCCATTCCAAAATATCCTGCCCAAAGAACTCTTGCTATTTCTCTTTTATGCTTTGATTTACTCCAACACAATTCAAATGATGAGCCAAACATTTTATCCATACCTCCCTCTGCTCTTTTATCCCAAACTATATATGACCCATCTTTAGGTAAATATTCAGCATAATAATCTCCACCCCACCAAAATTGTTCTTTGCAATAATCAAAATAATTTAAAAAGAATGATGGGTTAAAATCTTTATCATCTCCTATAATGTTACTATAACTATGATGCTTTGTACCTTTTGCAGTAGGCATCTTATCAAATCCCTCTGCATCTAAATCCATCCCATAAGGAGGGTCAGTAAACACCATATCTGCCTTGTTGCCATCCATCAATATTTCTACATCTTCCTTCTTTGTAGCATCACCACATAACAGCCTATGTTCACCCAATAGCCATAAATCCCCTACCTTGCAGGTCGCTTCTTCTACTTCAGGTATCTCATCATCATCTGTAAGTCCATCCTTAACCACCTCCTCAATATCAAACAGTTGCAAGTCTGCATCAGAGAATCCCCAATCCCTCAACTCATCCATATCAAAGAAATTGGCAAGATTGTCATAATCCCATTCCCCTGTGTTTTTATTCAGCCTTATATTGAGTTCCCTCTCCTTTTCTAAATTGAGTTTCACCTCTACGCAGGGAATCTTGTCAATCTTTAAAGCATCTGCAACCTTTATGCGTTGATGTCCACCCACCACGATATTTTTACGGTCTTTATGGGTATTGACAATAATAGGGTCAACCAACCCGAATCGCTTTACGCTGTCCTTGAGTTGGCTAAATTGGTCTTTGGTTAATTGTCTGGGGTTATACTCTGCTGATATTAAATCCCCAATAGGGTAATGCTTGATTTTCATTTCCATATTTGGAGATGATAATAAGACGGTGGGGTTATATAAAATTACCTACTTTTGGGTAGGGTATTATTCTCTGGAATATTTAAGGTCTAAATAAGTAATCTTTTGTGCTTTGGTTTTGACAAGGACATCGCTTGTGTCTGTGTATCTAATATCGTACCCCTCATCCATAATTAGATTGATGAAATTAATTAGTTCTGTGCCTTTATCCTCATCGCTATTGAGGAACACTTTTTCTTTCTCACTCCTCTCTTGGTTGAATTTGTTTTTATAGAAATGCCATTTTCTCATAAATGACACCCCAATCATTGTGATGGGTTTTTCTTTCTTTGATAATCTACAAGCAAGGTCAAGGCAGGGGAATAGTGAGTTTTTCCTGCGGTATAAGACGGGTCTGTTCTCGTTTAGATTTTCTTTGAACTTATCGAGTGAGTTCTGGTAATGGAGTGGCAACTGTGACCCCTGTAACTTTGAACGGGGATGGATGAAAATTGTATTGCCTCCCCAATCGTGGGAACATTCAAGGAGGTGGAGTTTATCCATACTGACACAGCAGTCCATCATTCCAAGCATATAGGCACGATTTATTCCGATTTTAAAATATCTGTCATCCCAGAAGATGCCAACAGGGGCATCAAGTATTCCATCACCGTTCCCAACAATCAATATTTCTTCAAAGGCTTTCTTGTCCCATTCATTGATGTGGGTCAGTATCTTTGAATCAGATGAGATGTTCATTTATGATTTAAACTGCCTTTGACTATTTTCTCAATATTTTTTGGAGAGGAAAACCATTTGCGAGATAGATATGCGACCCGTGTATTGTAACAAACATCACAATCCTTGAGAGCATCATTCATTGCCCTTATGTATGTATTACGAATATGTATCTGGTCAAAAAATTTATTCGTGTCGAGTGTGACCTGTGGGAATGGGTTGTTTTGGTGTAGTTCTCCACTAACAGGCATCACAAGGGGTGTTTTCTTTTTCATTATGGCATCCTTATTTTAATCGCCTTTCCCCCGTTCTGATATTAACATAGACAAAATCAAGTTCGGTTCTCCAATCCGAGCCTTTTAAATCTATTTCTCCCGATTTCCCTTTTGAGGCATTTTTTACAAACCTCTCTCCAAACTTTCGGCTCATGGTCTGGAATATATCTTGGATTTTGAAAACTATACATTTCAGAGTTGGAATTTTTACTACAAAACTCACATACAAATTGTCTCTTTCCAATATGCTTTACGAAACCAACCAAGCAACTACAACCCAGAAGGTTATTGAAAACAGGGCAAGACCTATGTATATGCTAATCCTCTCCATCTCCCAACTCTGGGAGGTTACATCGTACAATCTGTTTAAGTATATCATTCTCCTTTTTTTCTTCCTGCAATTCAGCCAAAAGGCTTTTTGCAATACTTTCCCAATCAATCTCATTCATCAATTTTAAGGGTGAGGCACATTCGTTTCACGGTGTCCATGTGTCCAATTCCTCACCCTCTGCCTCTTTTGGTATTACCCAAATTATAAGAATCGAACCCTACTGCGGTTTCTATAATTATAAATGATTTCTATGTTTTGGATATATTGGTCAACCCTCGCTTGGTCTTGTAGAGCCATTGATTGCAAGGACAGTTTGCGTATAAATACCTTATGATTAAACATCGGATGGTCAAATAAGTTAATCATCGCCCTAACGAAATTTCTCCGTCTAAACCCGTTATAATATGGTTTAACTGCATGAATCATCTCCGCTCTTTCTGACCCTTTTACGACATTACCAATCGCCATCTTTCCTGTTCTGAACAGTTCGGCTCTTTCTTTGTTGTTCCCCCTAATTCCGATTAAGAGTTGTGATTCACAATGTCCGAATTTATATTTATTCTTAAAGTCTCGATATGCTTTATAATTAACATTTCCCAAATCACAATATGAATCAACACAATCATTCAAATTCCATTGTCTTGATATACTGTTAACCCTCATAACATCCTCAAGGGTATAGCCATCAACTTGAATATAGTGAACGGGTAAACCAAGTTCTCTACACACCTCTAATCGGTGCTGACCATCTATTACTTGGCTTAATTCGTTAATGATTAAGGGTACTTGTAATTGCTTTTCAGCAAAAGACCGCTTTAGTCTATTGATATTCAATTTACTGAGGTCACGGTTTCCGATTATCTTCTTAAACATATTGTGATTGTTGGTTTCATAAACAGTATTCACAATCCTTGTGTCTGCTTTGATGTATTTATTTACTGTTGGTGTCATGGTTTCTGTTTGCATCTTATTCTCCCTGTTGGTTTTTGTTGTCATTCATATATATTTCGTATTTGTATCAGTATTATACTCGCAGAATTATAATCTCCGCCAATAGACTTTGTTGCAGTTCCATCAATCAACATTTGTTTGATTCTATTTTTCAACCACTTAACTTTAAACATAAACATTCCGATATTTTGATTGTCCTTGCTCAAACAATGAATCCACCAATCTGCATTGGTTGTTGATATTCCAG